GGCACCCTTAACATTAGCTACGAGTAAGCCACATGGATCGTCTTGTCGTAGATGTTGTCACCGGCCAAAGCCACATCGTTTCGTTCACAGCGGAAGCGGAAGCTGCGTTCTTGGCGTCGGTTGAACCCGCGCCCGTGCCGCCCGTGCCTCCGACGCTAGCGGACTTGCAGGCTCAGCTCACCGCGTTGCAAGCGCAGATTACGGCGCTTGCGCCACCGGAGGCGTGATGCAAGAGTTGGCAAAAGTTAACACGCACGACAAGGTTGCGTTGCGCCTACGGGTACGACGGCTATCGTGCTGCCGGATGACTATTACGTCTCCATCGGGTTTGTCTACGATCCGGTCACGCAGACGTTCACGGACCCTAATCCGCCGCCAGACGTTGAGATATAAAAACATGCCTGTAATCGTACGCCGACCTGAATTTGCTGATCTAGGCCGCTATACGGAACTAGCATGTGAATTTATTAAAGCGTCGCCCATTTACAGCTATATAAAATTGGACCCTAACGAGGTGGCCGATTTTTTAATTAAGGCGCTAGACAACCCTAGCATTGGGCTATGGTTGGCTGAAAAAGACGGGCAAATGGTTGGCGTTTGCGGTGCTTTGGTCTATCCTCTATACTTCAGCCCGTCGTATAAAATAGGTCAAGAGTTATGGTGGTGGCTTACGCCTTCGGCGCGGGGAACAAATGCTGGAAAGCGCATGTTTGAGCAGATCGAAGCATGGGCTACAGAACACAATGTTAACGCGACTTTTATGGTTGCTTTGGCTGACAACCGCGTAGAAAAAATGACTAAGTTATATGAGCGAGCGGGATACGAGCCGATGGAACGGACGTTTGTGAAAGGGTCTAAGACATGGCAATAAGTACCGCAGCAGCTATTATCGGCGCTGGCGCGCTTAGCGCCGGAGCTGGCATTTACGGCGCTAGTAAAGCCGCAGACGCGCAAAAGGCAGCCGCTGACAAAAGCGCGGCTGTTCAGCTCCAGATGTTTGACAAACAAACGGAGCTTCAAAAGCCGTTTATGCAGGGCGGTTTATCGGCTCAAAACCAGCTTTTGACTTTGCTTGGCTTGAAAGTACCGACAGGCGAAGGCGCTGTTCCCGGTCTGTCTGTAGACCCAAACTCACCTGATTTTGGCTCGGCAGCTAAATCGTTCTCTATGGCTGACTTTGAAGCCGACCCAGGTTATGCCTTTCGTATGGGCGAGGGCATGAAAGCCCTTGAGCGGTCTGCGGCTGCGCGCGGTGGTTTACTATCCGGTGCCGCGCTTAAAGGCGCAACGCGGTTTGGACAGGATTTGGCGTCCACCGAATATACGAACGCGTTTAACCGCTATCAGACAGAACGCTCAGCGCGGTTGAACCCGTTGCTTAGTCTTTTAGGTGCGGGTCAAACCAGCGCCAATACGTTGACCAACGCAGCGGGCAGTGCGGGGCAAGGGGTTGCTCAATCGGCTATAGCGTCAGGCAACGCGCAAGCATCGCAATACATGAACACTGCTAATGCGTTGACTAACGCGCTTAATCAGGGCGTCAATATGTACGCGCAGATGCCTTATCTAAACGCGCAGACGGCCTTCTATAACAAAATGGCGGGGATTGGCTAATGGTTGACTATAGCTCTTCGCTTCCGCAGCTTCAGCAGTTTCAAGCCCCCAACCTTTTGGCTATAGCGGGCCAAGGCCAGCAGATGCAGGCTAATGCTATGCTGATGCAGGAAAAAATGCGGGGTATGGCCGAAAGCAATGCTTTGCGCGATCTGATTGGCAAAGGCGTGGACTTCACAACGCCTGAAGGCCAGCGCGCTCTGTTGGCCGTCGCGCCTAATGCTGCTCCGCAACTCATCAAAACACAGCTTGAAATTGCCGGTCAGCAGCGCGCTAATGAAAAAGCGGTAGCCGAATTGGCGGTTAAGCGCATCGCATACCATCGCGATTTGCTGCCCAACGTCAATGACCAGAATACTTGGGCGGCATGGCGAGCAGGAACATTAAAAGACCTTCCCGGCGCGGCTTCGATGCTGCCGGAAGCTTATTCGCCCGAAGCCAAACAGCGCGCTGCCATGTCGGCTGACCAGTTTATCGCGGCCAACAAGCCTGAAATCCGTGAACAACAGACGGATACGGGCCGACGCTTTGTGTCGATTACGCCGCAAGGCGCGACGGTTGTGCCGGGTTCGGAAGTTGGTTTGCAGCCGCAGATTAAAGAGCAGGAAACACCAACTGGCAGACGGTTTGTGTCAGTTACGCCGCAAGGCGCAGTAGCGGTACCGGGCTCAGAAGTCAATATGCCGCAAGGTTTTGAGTTTAAGATGGATAAAGACGGCGCTCCGTTTGCGTTGGGTAAACGCGATGGCATCCTTTATCCTATCGTCAATGGCGTCCCCGTTATTCCCGGCACCAGCACGCCTGCGCCAGGTGTAACGCTCCCCGGTGCTGCCCCTGCGGCTGCTGCTCCCGCGGCTGCGGCTCCTGCGGCGGGCGCACCCGCGCAGCGCGGTGCTTCGGCTACGGACATGCCGACAATTACACGGCAAATCTTTACGGGCGAAGGCACGGGCAGAAACCCGTTGTCTACCGCGCGTGATCCATTCCAAATGATTAACTCGACGTTTGTCGGCATGTTCCGGCAGATGTACCCCGAACAGGCGCGGGGTAAGACAGATCAAGAGATCGTCGCTATGCGGACGCCGGAATTGTCCGCGCAGATGGGCCCGGTGTTGATCCAACAGAACGCCCGCGCGCTCAGCAACGCGGGCATTACTCCGAATGCTGGCAACGTCTATCTGGCGCATTTCCTTGGTGTGAAGGGCGCGCTAGACGCATTTCGCGCTAACCCGAATACGCCTGCAATTGATGTCGTTGGTGAGGCTGCGGTAAAGGCCAACCCAACGATTATGAAGGGCAAGACCATTGGCGAAGTAATTCAGTTTGCCAACAACTATATGGACCGCCAAGCGGGCTTTCCTGCTGCGCGGGGCGTTGCGGCTCGCGGGGCGTTTGTGCCAAACGTTCCTTCTGAAACCGCCATGTCGCCTATGGCGCCTACGGTGGCTAACGCTATGGCGCTTGGCATGGCTGGCGCTATTCCGCCGCCTGCTAACGCTATGGTTGCACCGTCCGCTCCCGCACAGTTGAGCGCGCCGCCAATCGCTGCGCCGACTGCTGCGCGGGCGCCTGCGCCTGTAACGCCTGAATTTGGTAAAGGAACCAAATCTTTAACGGCAACAGAAGAGAAAAAACTGCGTGACGACATTGCGGTGGATTACGCTTCCGCGCGGTCAACTATCGCTACAATGGATGACGTAATTAAGTCCGTTGACGATCTTCGCAAAGTGCCCGACAAAGACAAAGATGCTATTCTTGGGTTTATTGACGCGCGGACGCCTGTTACGCGGCGCGGGTCAATTACCGCGCAAGCCAAACTTGACAATTTGGCGGGTCAAGTTACGGCCATGGGTAAGGCCGCTACGGCGCTTTCGGGCGCTGTTGGCAACATGGCAGTACAAGAATGGAAAATTGTTGCCGATCAAATTGCGTCGCTTGACCCGACCCGCCTTGATGCTAAAGAACTTAATAAACAACTTGAGATCATTGAAGCCAAAGCTAAAGCCGCAGCTTCCCGCACACGCGACGCTTATCGTCGTCAGTATGCTGAAGAGTTTGACCGGTTTGGCGACCGTTTCAAATTGCCTGAAGACAGTTCGTCGGGGGGTAGCCCCCCATCCGTTGAAGACCTGTTGAAAAAATATGGCGGTTGACATGGCGTCGATGCAACAACTTGAAACTGCGCTAATTAACGCGGACAAAGCGGGCGACACGCAAGCCGCGACCGTTTTGGCGCAAGAAATTCAAAAAATGCGCGGCGCTGGGCCATCGGAAATTCCCGGCCCACGCATTTTTATTCCGCGTCCATTTGAGACCATTTCAAACGTTCCCAGCAGCGCCGGTAAATTTATCGGCGGTTTGGTAGAGGCCGTTGCGTCGCCGGTTCAAACAGCTAAAGGATTAGCGGACATAGCTGCTGGCGGTATGCGAGCAGGGGCAAAAACCGTTCTTCCTAAAAAAGTTTTTAACTGGATTGACGCTCTGGACGACCCAGAAACGACAAAACGCATTACTGATACGGCCAATGCCGTCGGTAAAGATTATGCTGATGCTTACGGCAGCTATGACCAGATTATTAAGACAATTGAACAAGACCCTGTACGGGCGGCGGGCGATTTGTCTATGATCCTTGGCCTTGCTGCTAAAGCAGCAACCGCTGGGCGCATGGCGCAAACAGGTGAAGCATTGTCAGGCGCAGCACGCGTCATAGACCCGCTGGCATTGCCGATTGCAGGCGTAAACAAACTTGCTGAAGTTGCTGCGCCGACCATATCATCTGCACGTAATGCTTTGTCGCCGCAATACCGCATGTTGGAACCGGCATTGGAAGGACGCGGCGAAGAATATGTTACCGCGTTGCTGAACCGACCGCAGGAAATTGTGCCTGGTTCACGCCGCAGCGCGGGCGAAATGATTGTGGCAAGTGGGCAGGCGGGCACGCAATTTCCTGCGCTGGAACAAAAAGTACTTTCGCAATTTAACCCGACCCAACAGTTTGAAATTGAGGCCGCACGCGGCGCAGCGCGTAGCAAAAGCATTGGCGAAATTTCCGGTACGCCGGAAGCGCAGCAATCTGCGGTTGAAGCTCGCACAGCAGCAACCAAACCTCTATACCAGCGCGCGGCTGCAAAATTGGCTGAAACGGACGAAACATTTGCTAACCTAATGGACACGCCGACAATGGACGAGGCGTTGGCCACAGCGTCGCGTATGGCCGCAGACCGTCAACAGCCGTTTATGCGCGGCGAAATTAAGCCTGCTGAAACAGTTAAAAGCGGTATTTTGGGGGCTGCAGGCGAAGAACTGACGCGCGAAATTCCCGCCCAGACCGCTAAACTGTCTGGTCAAGCTCTGCAAGACATTAAGATTGCACTTGATGAAGCGGTTAAGCCGCGTGCCAACGAAACCACCGCGCAGGCGGCACAACGCAACGCTGCAACTGGCGTTCGCGCGCAATATATGGACTGGCTTGAGAAGAACGCGCCAGATTTAATGAAGGCGCGCGCAACGTTTGCCGAAAAAAGCGCGCCCATTAACGTCATGGAAGTGGGTCAAGTGCTTAAGACTGCACTTGAAAGCCCGCTGGATGAAACCGCGTCGCGTGCCGGTGTATTTGCCAATGCTGTGCGGAACGCTCCAGCTACACTTAAGAAAGCAACCGGCGAAGCGCGATTTGAACGTCTGTCTGACGTGCTTGAGACAGGCGATTTGAAACGCGTTGCTAATGTGCTGGAAGACCTTCGCGTATCAAAAGAATATAAAGATTTTGCTAAAGCAGGCCGCGTTGAAGCGGAAGGTCTATCAGGCGCGCAATTACCCGCACCCAAAGGGTTTCTCAACCGCGTTGCTACGGTGTCAAATCGTATTTTGGAAGCTGTTGAAGGCCGAATTAACCGCGCTGCTGCTATCAAAATTGCTGAAGCGGCATATGACCCGCAACGCATGGCTGCAATGATCCAAGAAGTTATGGCAATGGATAAACGCAATGCCGCGCGCGAAGCGTCGTTTCGCGCTACTGCACAAAGAGCCGCCAACGCCATGCGGGGTACAGCCCCCGCTGTCAATATGCTCGCAATTCAGGCCCAACAGGACCAGTGATGGACACGCAGACAATATACAATTTCGTTGGCGGCGCGGCTATTGCGGCAGGCGGTTGGTTTGCGCGGGAGCTTTGGGGCGCCGTCAAAGAACTTCGCCGCGACCTGCATGACATTGAGACAGAACTGCCAAAAACGTATGTCATGAAGGTGGACCTAGACCGGCGCATGGAGCACATCGAGCATATGTTCCAGCGCATCTACGACAAGCTGGACGGGAAAGCTGACAAGTGAAACCCCCCGTTAAAAAAACCACCGCTAAAAAAACCGCAGTTAAAAAAACTGTTGTTAAAAAGCCACTCGCCCCATCACCCGACCCGCAAAAACCTGCGCCATCTGGCTTCCTTGATAAGGCCATTGATGTTGTGAAGTGGGTAGACAGCCCATTCAAGTTGGCGGTCGTTATTCTTTTAGGTGCTTTTGGCTTGACCGGATACCTTGTGTATCAGAACCAAGAAAAGCTCATCAATAAGGTCATCAATCACGATACCATGCCAACCTTGGTGTCAGATGAGCGTATCGTCGGTGCGGCGCAAGCTCTTATGAGAGACCTTCGTGCTGAGACAATTATTGTTCACGAAATTAATCTGTCCAGCAATGCCAGAACAACTCGCGTCGCTCTTAGCCCAGATGGCCGTCACGCTCCGCTGGAAGGCAAGAAGGGCGCATTTTTCTCAGGGTCTCCAGCCCGCAACCATGCTGCAATCTCAATGCTCAATGGCGAGGTGCTGTGTGAGACGTTTGAGCCATCGTCAGAAGCAGGCGATTGGATCGTGTCAAAGGGTGTGACCTACGCTTGCAGGGGCTCAATTCCTCCAGAACAGGGGACGATGGTTGGCTATTTGGCCGTTGGTTTTAAGGGTCCGCCTCGTGATATAGTTGCTGTCCGCGCTAGGATTAATCAAACGACACGCGAACTGGCGAGATGACATGGACCCGCTAACAATCCTTGCCCTTGCCAAAGGCTCTTACGAGGCCATCAAGACCGGCGTAAAGTTGGGCAAGGAAGTTCAGAGCCTATTTCGGGACATTTCAAACCTGATGGATTCTGCTTCTAAGCTCACACAACTTGCAGCCTCTCCTCCCAAACCCAAACTGTTTGGCAAGGAGAGTGCTGAGAAGTTGGCGATGGACGCCTTTATGGCGAAAAAAGAAGTTGAGAAGATGTTTGCGGAGGCCAAAAACCTCTTCATTTCTGAACAGGGGTTACAGGCTTGGGATTGGGTCATGGCCGAAACGGTCAAGATTAGGAAAGAGCAAAAGGCTGCCGCTGAGAAAGCCCAGAGGGAACACGAAGAGGCCATGCACGAACTGATGGTTTATGGCGCGGCGGGGCTTGTAATTCTTGTTCTTTTAGCTGGGATGTTCGTGACGATCTTCGTCGTATCTAAGTAGGAGGGGTAGAATGGATATTCTAAAGGTAGCAGGGCCGCTGCTTGGCCAGCTTGCGCCTACTCTTGCGACGGCGCTGGGCGGTCCGCTGGCGGGGCTTGCGGCAAAAACTTTATCAAATGTTCTGCTGGGAAATGAAAACGGTTCCGAAACCGACATTGCAAAAGCTTTGCAGAGCGCGACGCCTGACCAGCTTGCTGCCATCAAGCAGATCGACGCCGACTTCAAGGTCCGCATGGCGGAACTGGAGATCGACCTTGAGCGGATTGCGGCAGGGGATCGTAACAGCGCGCGCAATCGCGAAATCCAGACCGGCGACCACACTCCAAAGATACTTGCAGCCGCAATCACAATTGGCTTCTTTGGCATCCTGTTTTGGATGTTTATTTACGGAGTTCCCAAGAACGGCAATGAGGCCCTTCTTCTGATGCTCGGCGCATTGCAGACGGCGTTTACCGGCGTCATTGCTTACTTTTTTGGCTCATCGGCAGGTTCTAAGGCCAAGAACGAACTGCTTAAAGGGGATGGAAAATGAAAGATAATTGGGAAATGGCTTTCGCTGCGGTGCTGAAGCACGAAGGCGGTTACGTGAA